AAAATTACTTTCTGCACCAGCTCTATCAACAGCCTTATCTCCGATGTCTTGAGTTCCAAGAACAAGTCCACCCTTTCCGTTTGCTGTTCGAACACGATTGTCAACCTGCTGTCTAACCTGAACGATAAATCTATAGTTGTCAGTGGCCAAGGGAAGGGCCGTTCCCGCAGAATCCTTAAGAGTAATAGTTAAAGAAAAAGTATCACCTCTTTTGCAGGTGATGTCCATCTTGGACGATTCGTCGAGATTTACTTTGCTAGTTGCCATTATTGAAACATGTTCATGATTGATTGACCCGATTCTTCTTTGAGCTCACCTCTCTGCCCTTGGCGCTGAGAGATAAGTTGAGACTGCTTTGTAGCTTGTTTATTTACGCGCTCGTCTTTTCTGTCCTCTTTAAGAACCTCAAGCTTTTCTTTAAACTCTTGTTCTTCAGTTCGGAAACCGAGAGTGGCCTGAGCTCTGATAAGTTCTATTTGCTTTCTCATCTCGTGCTCTACTTGCATCTTCTGCATTTCAAGCTGGTGCTCCATCTGCATCTTTTGTGCGTCTAGCTGAGCCTGCATCTGCATCTCCTGCTGCTTAGCCTGAGAAGCCGCCATAGCTGACTGCTGAGCTACTTGAGCCTGCATCTGAGAATTTTGTTGAGCCTGCTCCTGCAACTTCTTCATTCGCTTGTTGCGTCTAACAATAAGCAGTCTTTCTGCTTGATTGATGTCCTTCATGTTGCGAACAGCAATGGCGTCTTCAAGATCAATCTCTTTTTGAGATATAGCCATCTGAACGTTTTGTTCGAGGTACATACGATCCTTGTCCTCCATGTCTTTTACCACTTGTACGCCAAAGTTGTACATAGGCAAGTCACCGAAGCTGCTAAGAACCTTCATGTTAGACTCACCAATAGCGTTCATGTAAGCGCTATAGATGGGGGTACCCTGTGGAAGAATCTGCAGACACTTGACAATATCCTCACAAACCTTTTTGTAAAGAACCATCGCAGCATTAGTAATATCGTAGATGGCATTATTGCCAGCCGCAATAGCATTCTGCTGAACGCCAACAAGCGTATCACCCTTGGGTGTCGATGCGTCCATCATCTCGTTAATGCCTGTGACATCACGGATCATTCGCAAATAATGGTTGTACAGACTAACCAGTTCGTTGATGTTTCGAATGTGGTTGTCAATGGTACGAACAGGCGGATTTTGGAATCCACCCTCTGGGTTCTTGCTTCTGTAATAGAATACACCAGTCTGCTCGTAGATATCGTGCAGCTCCAGCGGTTGTAGCTCACCACCCTTACCGAGCTGTACGTTCTCCAACCCCTCGATGTCGATGATCAAACCGTCAGGCTTAGCCTTAGCCAATGCTTGCTGAAGCTTAAGGTGTGTGATCTGAAGCATGTCTGCAAACCCTACACAACCATCGATAAGCGACTTGGGAATCATACGTCTGATATTCGTCGAGATTGGCGAATAAGACATACGAGCCTTAGAAATATCGTGGACGTTCTTAGGGACATTGCTCTTCATCCCATAATCAAACAGCTTGTCGCAACCCAAGATGTAGCTACCACCATACACGGTCTGGATTTCCAGTTTGTGTGGTTTGCGAGAAAACACAGAGTTTTTCTTCTCCTTGTACGAGAACCCCTCATAGAAAAATCCTTTGTTACCGTACTTGTTTTCTTTCTCTTCAAAGTAAATACAGTCAGTAGAAACAAATTCAAAGTCGAGTATATCAACCATAAACTCATCATACCCATACATAGTCTTGTTTAGGGTTCGGTCATACTGAGTGTCGTTAATCTTACTTTTATCGTATCCAGATCTATCTGCAATGGTTTTGGCAATCCTTTCGTAGTCCTCCTCGGAGAACTGATCGCCAGCCAGCCGCTTAAGTTCGGAAATGCTTACGCGCTTAATGTGACCCGCATACTGCAAGTCGTTCATGCCGGGGTCTTCCGTATAGCTATGGATAAAGTTAATGGGGTCTACGTACTCTTCGCGAATACCATAGCTTGGATCGTTGCTTCTCTTGACGACACCCATCCCCAAAGCGACGAGGTCATTAACGACTCTTCTAAAAATGCCGTCGTTAAAGTTGCTCCAAGAGAGTGTGAGGTTTGTTCCTATCTGAGCAGCAATCTCTGCATCAGTCTTAATGTTGGTCTCCAAGAAGATTTCAGCCTCCTCCATCGTCTCCGGCAAAGCCTCTGGATCTTCACCAAGAACCAACCCGCCAGTCATCTCCTTAAGTTTTAAAAGCTCCTCTCGGAGCATAACCTGATTCTTTATTCTATTCTTCTCCTGTTGTTTCTCTGAAGAAGAGAGTGGATCAATCGCCTCAAGGTTAGGATATGGATCTCTTGACAGAATCTTATTTGCGACGATCTTTGCAAACTTGGGGAGGATTGGAACTGGTGTGTAATCAAGGTTTACCAAACTGCCATCGGCGCTGTTTGGATCAAGGTTAGTAAGGATCTGCTTATAGATTGTAGTATCCTGCGTACCGTTGGCGTACTCCCTGTTACGCTCAAATGTTTTGTTTCTCTGGCGAATCAGTGAGTTCTGATTCGAGAGGCTTCCCCATTGGCTCTCGATGGCCTTAGCGTAACTAGTGCCGTAACCTTCAGAAGACTTTTCTTGTTGGGAAGCTAGTGGATCTGGAAAGTTACTAGACTTCTTGTTACCGTATGATTGCATTACTGTAGGCGCATTTTGTGCAAATATAATAAATTAGCCGATGGGCTTATATCGCCTAAAGAACTTAGACTCAGCAAAGCTAGACTCTTTCTTTTTCTGTTTAACCTTTTGGGCTGCAAGCAAGCACAAACCAGAGCTAATAGAAAGGTCATACTTTGTTCGATTGTCTATCTTAAATCCTATCCAATCCTCTAGGGTTCTGTTGAAATACATCTTGCCGTACTCACCACTGTCTCTGTCAATACCTACATGGTCGTGTATGTATGCCTCTATCGCGTGAGCATGAGCTTGAATAACATCCTGAGAGTTTGACGGAATACCCTTCGTCTTTACGTTTACCTTAGCGTTTGGCGCAGAAAGGTGTGCTGGTCTATTCATTAGATAGCCATCATAACCTCTTGATTCAAAGTATCTTGCAATGCCGTACTTATTGTTCTCAATCAGTATTGGATACCCATAAAATACAGCAGCCATAAGAACGTCTTCGTAGAATATCTTAGCTAAAGGCGGACGGGACGCATACTCCAAAACAAACATGTTCGATGGGTGCTCCATGTGAAACTTGTTGTACAGGTGTAGCGCTCCCTTAGACCCCCGTCCATCGACGGTGGCATCAAGGTCATAAGAGTCAACCCCGCCTACCCCCAGCTCTGCATTCGGTGCTACGCGCTTATTGCGCTCGTATTTCTTTTGGTTGCGTAGTTCAGTTGGTGGCATCCACGCCACGCGAAACCTGCCCTTTGGATCGGGCTTAAAAACAACCTCTGTGTCCTTTTCCCCGTCCTTCCATATGAAGTTTCCAACTACAATAGGGTTGGGGAACAGCTCGTCATTGTATTGTATTTGTTCGTAGATCTTTCCAATATTAAAAAGACTACCCTCAATACTATCCCTAAAGGCTTCGTCCTCAGTAAATGGGAACTGCCTTATAACCTCATTTAGTTCTGACGGGTCTTGCTTGAGGCTTTCTCTTTCGTTTTTGAGGTACGTCTTAGCCCCCTGAAAAATAACATCCCCATCAAGACCATCGAGAACCTTAGGAGGATCTTCAACGACTGGATGTCCGTGTGCGTCAAAGAATCCCTCAAGAGAATCATAAGCAGGAATAAAGAGTCTATATAGACCGCTTCTAGTTCTACCATTCGCGTTCCTCTCCGTAGGATTCGAGTCCTTCCAAAGGTCCTTGTACTCCTTTCCCCCTTTGTCCATTGGATTTACGGTGCTTCCCACCATTGCCTTTCCGACGACCTTTCGACCGACGATCAAACAGGTCCGTTGAATCCTCCATGCGTCCCTGATGTCTGTAGGTTTTTCCCATTTGCCTGCCTCATCAAGATACAACAAGTGAAGCTTTTCACCGTCGTATGCGTTGTTAGTTGTATTCTTCCAGTTTACGACCGTATTAAGAGCCTCGCCCTTCGTCGCAGTCTTATTCTTCTTCGTGATTCTCTTACTCGGCTCGCGAAAAGCCAGCTCCATGCGTGGGTTCGTGGTACCATCTTG